CTAAAAGCAGAATACACTATGGAACTTGCACAAGACCTTAAAGCAATTCACGGTCTTGATGCTGAAACTGAACTTGCAAACATCCTATCTGCTGAAATTCTTTCAGAAATCAACAGAGAAGTTGTTAGAACTATCTACACAACTGCTAAAATCGGTGCTCAAAACGATACAGCAGGTGCTGGTATCTTTGACATGGATGTTGACTCAAATGGCCGTTGGTCAGTTGAGAAGTTCAAAGGACTTATGTTCCAAGTTGAAAGAGATGCTAACGCAATCGCTCAAGAAACTCGTAGAGGAAAAGGTAATATCATTATCTGTTCTTCTGATGTTGCTTCTGCACTTCAAATGGCTGGACAACTAGACACATCGCCTGCATTGAACAACAACCTAAATGTTGACGATGCTGGTAATACTTTTGCTGGTGTCCTAAATGGTAGATACAAAGTATACATCGATCCATATTCTGCAAACCAGGCTGATAAACAGTTCTATGTTGTAGGATATAAAGGAACTTCACCTTACGATGCTGGTATCTTCTATTGCCCATATGTTCCACTACAAATGGTTCGTGCAGTAGGTGAGAACACTTTCCAACCAAAAATTGGATTTAAGACTCGTTACGGTCTAACAGCAAACCCATTTGCTGAAGGAACAACTGCGGCTCTTGGTGCTCTTAACGCCAATGCAAACAGATATTACAGAAAAGTTCAAGTAACGAACATTATGTAATAAGAAAGAGTTGGGGTTTAACCAACCGAATTCAAGGGGAGGCCTTCGGGCCTTCCCTTTTTTTATGCCTGCAATCCTTATAAATAGTTGAAAGATTAAGGAATGCAACATGTCAATTACAACTGCAATAGATAGACAACCAGATAATTTTGATTTGGCACGCCCAACTCAATTTAGGTTCGATATTCTCAAAATTCCTAACACAACATATACTGTAACAGAAATCAATCTGCCAGGCATTGCGTTTGGTGGAGATGCAATTCTGAACAGTAGATATAAATCTATGCCTTTTATGGGTGATACTCTAGAGTTCAGTCCACTTGAGGTTTCTTTCAATGTGCAAGAGAACCTTAAAAACTATAGAGAGATTCATAACTGGATGACAGGTATTGGTTTTCCAATAACACCTACACAATTCTCTGATGCAATTGAAAACGAACAAACTAAAGAGATTGGTAATCCAGGCAAAGGTAATGTGACAAACCCTTCGGTGTTGACAAGTGACGCAACATTGACTATATTGACAAATAAGAACAATCCAGTTATTCGTGTGTTATTCAGAAATGTATATCCCACATCACTAGCAGGATTGCAGTTTGATACAAAAGATACTGGTGCAACTTCATTGACAGCAGCAGTGACATTTAATTATGATTTGTATGAAATTGAAGAAGTATAAATATAATTGAGTAGAAAATGGTTGACTTGGACAATCATTAGTTTGAGTCTCTACTGAGAGATAATATAAGTAACGCAAGTTACAACCCAATCTACTCACTTTATAATTAAGGATGTGAAATATTATGACACTTGATGAACTACAGAAACAGGCAGAAAAAGACCTAAAAATAGATGACTTAGAACTTGGTGACGAGTCATTGAAATCTGCATCACTACACCAAAAATATCTAAACATCTACAATAACTTTAGACAACTACATCTGATGGCAGAAGGACAGTATCATGTTCTGAAACGACAGAAGTGGGAATACTATGGTGGTAAAGCATCACCAGAAGTCTATCGTGATAATCCATTCGACCATAAGATTTTGAAACAGGATATTCCTTTGTATTTGGAATCTGATGAAGAACTCATCAAACAAAAACAAAAAGTCGAATATCATAAAATCTGTATGGATTCTTGTGAAAGAATTCTAAAACAAATACAGGGTCGTGGTTGGGATATCAAGAACGCAATCGAATGGCGTAAGTTTGTAGATGGTTCGATTTAATGACAACAGTAAGTAAAAAAAATGAAGTATATCTCAAAGTTGATACGGAAGCGTCAACGGCGAGAGCGCTCGCAGATTATTTTACTTTTGAAGTGCCAGGCGCTCGTTTTATGCCTGCTTATCGTAATAGGATATGGGATGGAAAAATTAGATTATTTTCCCCAGCAACAGGTGAACTCTATGTTGGACTCCTACCATATCTTGAAAAATATCTAAATGAATGGGGTGAAGATTATACAATTAATGAGGAACTAAAAGATGAAAAAAGAATTGAACGATCTGTCCTTGATGGGTTCATACGATCTCTTCGATTACGATCCAGTGGAAGATCTATCAAACCTCGTGACTACCAAGTTAGTGCCATTGAGCATGCAATCGGAAACCATAGGGCACTTTTGCTTAGTCCTACTGCTTCAGGCAAGTCGCTTATAATTTACATACTTGTAAGGTATTACAACTTACTACTTAAAGAAAGTCAGAATGACAAAATTCTCATTCTTGTTCCAACAACATCTCTAGTCGAACAGATGTATTCTGATTTTATCGACTATGGATGGTTAGATACTCACATTCAAAAAATCTATAGTGGTCACGACAAAGAAGTAACAAAAGATGTTGTGATATCCACATGGCAATCTCTATACAAATTTCCCAAAAGTTACTTTGAACAATTCGGTATGGTCGTTGGTGACGAAGCACACCTATTCAAAGCAAAATCCTTGACATCTATTCTAACCAAACTACATCAATGTAAGTATAGATTTGGTTTGACAGGAACATTAGATGGAATGCAAACACACAGATTAGTTTTAGAAGGATTATTTGGTTCACTAAATAAAGTTGTTTCGACAAAAGAGTTGATTGATAAGAAAACACTGGCGTCCTTCAAGATTAAGTCTTTAGTTCTAACATATCCAGAAAGTGAGTGTAAACTCGTAAAGGATATGAACTATCAAGATGAGATGGATTACATTGTTACACACCAAAAGAGAAATGAATTCATAAGGGATTTATCTCTAAATTTAACAGGAAACACTTTAGTATTATTTCAGTTTGTGGAGAAACATGGAAGTATTCTTCACGACATGATTAAATCTAAGGCAGGAGAGAGAAAAGTATTCTATGTATTTGGCGGCACTGATACCGAAACGAGGGAGAAGATTCGTGCAATTACAGAGAATGAAAAGAGCTCAATTATTGTTGCGTCTTATGGCACTTTTAGCACTGGTATTAACATTCGGAATCTTCATAATATCGTGTTCTCAAGTCCAAGTAAGTCCAGAATTAGAACACTGCAATCCATTGGAAGAGGCTTGCGTAGGGGTGAAAATAAAGAAGAAGCAATCCTCTACGACATTGCAGACGACTACCAATGGAAAGCAAGGAGAAATTTCACTCTCAACCACTTTCTAGAACGAATAAATATTTACAATGAGGAACAATTTGATTATGAAATTACAAGGATAAAAATAAAATGACAGACAAAAATTATCAGATAATGAGATTGTCGAGTGGTGAAGAGATAATTTGTAATCTAGTTGATGATACTCATCCAAGAACCTTCGGAATTGAAACACCACTCAGAATTAACGCAATCCCTAGAGTTACAAGAACAGGGATTGAGGAATCTATTTCTTTGCAAAGATGGGTTCATTTTCCAGAAGAAGAAATATTTCAAATCAACAAAAGTCAGATTGTCATAATGACAACTGCATCTGCTGGACTATCCAGATTTTATGATCATTGCGTTATGAGAATGAAGGCGGATTACCGCCCAATAGATGAACCTAGAGAATATGAACCTACTGATGATGAATTAGAGGAGATTGAAGCTGAGGAAAGATGGGAAAGATTTGGACAACCAGACTCTAAGTTAATACATTAGATCTATCCTTATCTCAAACCCAGCATAGTTAATATACCTTATTGTCAAGAGAAAATCAAGAGTTTTTTTAAAATAAAAACATATTGACTTTCTACTAGATATTGTGTATGATATATCAAATAGTCGCAAGATAACAAGCGACAAAATATGTGGAGTTATTATGACAAAAAAGAAAAAGGGCGTGCATTATGTAAACAATGCAGAGTTCCTAGAAGCAATGAAGGATTGGAAGCAGCGATGCAAAGATGCTGAAGAAGCAGGTGACCCACAACCACCTGTCACCAACTATATTGGTGAATGTTTCCTAAAAATCGCAAATCACTTATCCTATAGACCAAACTTTATTAATTATACCTACAGAGATGAAATGATTTCTGATGGTATCGAAAACTGTTTACAGTATGCATCTAATTTTAATCCAGAGAAATCTAAAAATCCTTTTGCATATTTTACACAGATAATTTACTACGCATTTATTCGTAGGATTCAGAAAGAGAAAAAACAACAACATGTGAAACACAAGATTATTGAGAATATGAATGTTGATATTCTTATGGATGGAGATGACGACCAAGCGGCGTATGTAGATTATCTACAAAAGAACTTTCTTCCAGATGAGGCAGTCTACAAACCTAAGAAGAAGAAAGACACCAAAGCAAAAGGACTTGAAAAATTTTATGATGAGGAAGAAAATATAGATGAAGATCGCACTGATAACTGATACCCATTTCGGTGCTCGCAATGATAACCTAGCATTCAACGAATACTTCTACAAATTTTGGGAACAAACCTTTTTCCCATATATTGATAAGTCTGGTATTGATACGGTTATTCATTTGGGTGATGTTATGGACAGACGAAAGTTTGTTTCATATAAGATCGCCAATGACTTTCGTGAGCGCTTTATTAAAGGACTAGTTGATAGAAAACTTACCGTTCATATGTTGGTAGGTAATCATGATACTTATTTCAAAAATACAAATGAAATTAATTCTTTGTATGAATTACTAGGTGGGCCTGGCGAGGAAAAGTATCCTAACATTTTTTGTTACGATGGGCCTTGCACTGTTGAGTTTGATGGTGTTCCTATTCATTTCATGCCTTGGATTTGTCAAGAAAACTATACACGATCTATGAGAAGTATTGAAATGACTTCTGCACAAATCTGTATGGGGCATTTTGAGATTAATGGTTTTGAAATGCACAAAGGACATTTCTCAGAAAACGGATATGATAAAAAGTTTCTGAATAAATTTGATACCGTATTCTCTGGACACTTTCACAAAAAGTCTGATGATGGACATATTTACTATCTTGGTAATACCTATCAGATGACATGGAGTGATGATAACTGTCCAAAAGGATTTCATGTATTTGATACTGAAACAAGAGAACTTGAAAGAATAGTGAATCCATTTACTATCTTTGAAAAGGTTTATTATGATGATACGACAACAGATTATGAGAACTTTGATGTAAGTAAATTGTCAGAAAAGTTTGTTAGAGTTGTTGTTGTAAATAAGAAAGACTTTTATAAGTTTGACAGATTTATTGACAAGGTGTTAAAAGAATCTGGTGCCCATGAGGTAAAAATCATTGAGGACTTTAGTGAACTAGATGCGTCTAATGTAGACGATGCAATTGTAGAGAACACAGAAGATACAATGGCACTTCTAGAAAAGTATATTGAAGAACTTGATGTAGACTTAGATAAGTCTCGACTAACTAATATGATGAAGTCGTTATATGTAGAAGCAAGCGATTTGGAGTTGTAAACTTGATTACTTTTAAATATGTAAGATGGAAAAACTTTCTTTCCACAGGTAATAACTTTACCGAAATTCAGTTGGACAGAAATCCAACAACACTTATTATTGGTGAGAATGGTGCTGGTAAGTCTACTATTCTTGATGCATTATGTTTTGGTCTATTCAACAAACCATTCCGTAATATTTCAAAATCACAATTAATCAATTCAGTCAACGGTGGTTCTACATCTGTTGAAGTTGAATTTAGAGTCAGTGGCAAAGATGTAAAGATTGTTCGTGATATCAAACCTAACAAGTTTGAGATTTATGTCAATGGTAATCTTA